ATTACAAAAAATATATTTTCAAAAATTACAAAAAATATATTTTCAAAAATTACAAAAAATTAATTTTCTAATTTCTGTGGTAAAGAATTAAGACCACCGCTGATACTGAGAGCGTAGTAAAAAAACATTTACAACCTTTACGGGTAATTTCTTCAGATAAAACAATCCTCCAATTTTTGGTTTTGTTTTTCTTCATTTTTTATTACAAAGGCATTAAGGCTATATAAATTGGTTGTCCATTTAAAAGATATCCTAATACAGCACCTGGTATGATATTTGAGTCTTCAGAAGAGTTTCCGATTTTATTTATAACTCTATCATTGACATAACTGTAAATATTAACAGCGCTATTTAAATTCAATTCATTGTTTTTGAGCGATTCGATTAAAATATCTTCATGAGGATTGTAACCATATTGATACCAGAATTTAACAAAGGCGATAGCTAAGGCTAGGCCATCCGGGCCCCGCCCGAAGGATAAGTGATCTGTATTTTGAGCGATAAAAATTATATTTGCCAAATGTTCATTGTAAAAAAAGTAAGAATATATTTCTCCAGGTTTGATATTTTTTGTTATTGTATTTTTAGTGTGATAACTTTCAATTAACCCTTTCACAGCGTTAGATCCATCAAGTAATAATTCAAATGATTTTTTTTCAAAATCAAATACATCTTCAAAAAAATCATCAATATTAATTCGATCTTTGTATTCTACAAGCTTCTCAAAATTATTTGACTGATATAATCTTAACATATACATCAATCTTCTTACCATTTCTTTAGATGTAGTTATTAATTTAGTTCTATTTTGAACAAACACTGAATTTAAATCGAATTTTGGCGATGGGTCACCTTGTTGAGTGAAGCTTTCTTTTTCAAAATTATAATCAGGAATTATTACAATTCGCTTATTTACAAAATCAACTAATTCTATTTCAGTTAATGGTTGACGTTTCCCAGCTAAATAAATTGAAAAAATATAAAGCATATATTGAAAAATAATTTTGGCAAGTCTTTTGTTCATTGTGAATCTTGAAATAATATTATCTGGTTTCCCAAAAATATTTTTATATTCTTCGTCATCGTATACGATAGGAACATTATGGAGTCGAGCAGTATCATTACTGAGAAATGTAACGTTTATATTTCCTGTACTGATTATTGCATTTACCTCTCTGACTTTATTTTCTTTATTGACTCTCTGTCTAACAAAAACCGCTCCAATCGTATCTGCATATATTTTTATATTTACAAGACTTGCTCTGTACACAACAGTAGCAGTTATTGCAGCGAAGGGAGGAATTGGGTCTGAAATCATTGTAATAAAATTATTTGAATTGGATGTAGATGCATTAATCACACGGCATTTACCATATATGTCAATGATTTGTGAATTGATATTTAATTTATGAAAATTAGCTAAATTAAAAGATGGTGTCATTACATTAAATATGAAGGATCGGTTTAGTTTTAAAAAAACGTCCCATAATTTAACTACGATTTGATCATGAAATGCAAAACTTGTTATTTCTGTTTTTTGTTGAGTTTTTTTATTAATACTTGTTCTTACTATTAATTCACATTGAGGATATTTCGCGTTATCGCTTTCACTTCCGGTATGTTGAAAAATAAAAATAGTCTGTCTTCTGGGTTTTGATTTGTAATAAGATTGAACATGTTTTGGAATAATAAGTGATCCGTTTGGATCTTTATTGTTAGATTCAAATATGAAAATATCACATTTGAACGCTTCTTCCATTAAATGAACAAATTCGGTAGCGTTTAAGTTGTAATCGGTTGATTTAATTTGATCAATTATTTCATTAATTGATAAATTATACAATTCTTGTTTGCAAGCCATTGCGTTTTGTATCGTAGCTAGTTTTAATCTTGCTGCTTCTAATAATGGTGCTCGCTGTTTTGGTTCTACACTGCGAGGAATTATGTTATTAGCAACTAGTACACATTCTAATAACGAATTTATAGTTTTGTTCATACCAATCCTATTGAAAGAATAGCGCGGATCTGTCTCAATTAATGAAAAAAGATTGCTAATGTTTTTAGGTAAAATTCCTGCAACTCCAGGTGGTAAAATTTTATTAGTAATAAAGAGGTCTTGTGCTTGTTGTTGTTTTTTTCTTAATTTTTGACGAAAAAAATAATGCTGATATTTACTACCTTCACGATTTTTTTGATCTTTTGAATAACAACATGGTAAAAATGCGTATTTATGTTTGTTTTCTAATTGATTATCTCTCAATCCTGGAAAAGGATGTGTTTCGTGATAGCATGTATAATAGCGAGGAATAGATTCGCCATATTCCGGAAAACGCATGACCTGTTTTTCTTTTGTTGCCATGTATTCGGCAGCTTTTTCATCGGAAATTATAGTAGGTCTTTTCAAACATTTTCTAGAATAATTTGGAAGAAATAAATCAGGAACTATAGCACGTAGTCCTAAATTTTCCGTACGTTCTATATTTAATCTTTCTGTACATTTCTCTTCTTCATCTTGTAAAAAATTTGGAATAAATGATCTATATACACTCAAAAGCTGACTTTTTTCATTATTATAAAGTGTAAATAAACGAGATATTATTTTTTGATATTTTTCAACATCTTTTAACGTTTTTGTTTTTACACGAGAACGAATATATCTTTCTCCTTCACGTTCCATTCCATATATATTTGGCCTATCTGTTATCTTCATCGTCAAACTTATAGAATCTGATCCATTTCCAAGCATATGAAGATAAATATTAGGTTTAGATTTAGATGCTTTTATCGATTCATTAATTGCCACAACTTTTTCGAAATATTTATTATTCATAGCCAAATCTACCCATATTGGAATTAACATCGTTTGAAACGGATAACTAAAATAACCTACTATCGACAGTTCCTGAATTTGACTTTCTTGCACAGAAGGGATTGGACCCCGCCCTACAGAACCCAAAGCGTCTAATACTCTTGCAATAAAATCAGGTCTTGTTACATTTCTATACCCGACGTTCATGTCCATGGTTGCAATTAATCGATTAACAGATCCGGGTTCTTCCAAAATAGTGAAAGCAGCGTTTGTGTATTTTTTGTGAGGATTCTTAAATTCTCTCAATTCAATTAATAATTCACAATCAACTTTCATTAAAATTACATTTTTTGTTTCAAATTCTAACCATTCACTGCTTGGAATAAAATTATAATGTATTTTAAAAAATTTATCCATATTAACATATGGAACGTATTTAGTGACTTGAATATTATTAAATAATTCTGCAAGCGTCATATTAGTTGGACCAAAGTTTATTGTGAATTGAGAGTTGGTAGTTTCAAAATTAGAATATTCAATTTCAGGAATTCGTTGAAATTCTATACTTCGTTGTATATGGGTTTCGACATCATTTTTAAGTTTATCGAATTCGTCATTATATTTTTTTTTAAAAGCATTACGCTCCTCTTTCCACCACTTGTTTGAATCAATTGTTATATTTTCCAAACTTAATAATACCATATCTAAAACATTTTGTCCATATTGATTTGATTCATTTTGTTGATTTAACATAGTTTGTTGCTTGTTTAAGTCGATGTTTGTGAATATAAAAAATTTTTCAAATTCTTCTCGAGGAATATTTTTGAAATTATTTTCATCAATTTCATCTATTGGAAAAATTAAAGTATCTTTATTTAGAACTGGTTCCAAAATATTGGTTACGGTAATATTATCTTGCTCCTTTTTAATTTCTGGATCAAATATTAAATATTTTACTAAAGTATTCATTTGAACAGCTATTCTGTTTTTGATCGAATCAACGTTATCAAAAAGAAAAGTTTCAAAAACATTATTATTTATTATCATTTATTTACAAAAAATATTTTAATTATTATCCTCCACTCTAAACGATTTATTTGAAAAAATTTAAGTTTTTTAGGACCTCTACAGGTCATAAAAATTACATAAAAGTAAAAATCAATTTTTTTGATAAAGCAAAAGTCTTCAAGTCGTGTTGACGATAAAGTTTAATTAATAGTCGTGTTGAAATAACCATTTGTAAAAATTAGTTTTTTGTTTCAAAAACTCAATATCAATTTTACAATCCGTATCGCGAATTTTAATGTTATCAATAAATGACGCAGTTGGTTTATTACTTTCTATTGATGTTCTTAATTTAAAACACACAGAACACGTCTGATCATCAAGTAGGCCATTAAGGTCGTTTAGACACTGCCCGGAGGGTAGAGGGGTGTCTAAAATAAATTGCTCTTTACGGCCTCCTTTTTTGACTCTGTATTTATGACCACATGGATAATGTTGAGCAAAAATGTTGCTTAATCTATATTTATCATGAAGTTCAGATTCAAGATCTCTTAATTCTTGCAAACAATAAGGTCTGTCCATCATGTTGAATTATTATTTTTATTTCAAAAAGATAAAAAAAATTACTTAACTTTTTTAGTAATATGTCAAAAATGATGAATATGGCTGAAAATTTAATTACAAAATTGAGACACTCTGAAAAATACTATGCAGGTGCATATTTAGCTGAAGAATTTTTAAAATTATATCCTAAATCTAATACATTACGCGATGAATACGCTTTTTGTTGTTTTTATATTAATAAAAATCAAAAAGGACTTCAATTATTAAACGAAATTGAAGAGGACAGACATGGAAGCGTTGAGCTAATGGAACGAGTTTTGTACAATAAAAAACTATTTTTGAAATTTTTTGAAGACAATGACCCCGGCGCCTTTAAAACTTCAATGGCGTCGAATGCTACGGAGCATCTTGTAATGAAAATACATAGTGTTACATTTTCAACAACGACATGTAGACGATTAGATTTATTTGTAAAATCGATGGATGCTTTTTTAGAAAACTGCGTCGATAAATATTTAATATCTAGATGGATTTGTGTTGACGATAATTCATCAGAAGAAGATAGAAAAATAATGAAGGAAAAATATCCTTTCTTCGAATTTGTTTGGAAAGATTATACAAATAAAGGACATCCAGAAAGTTTACAAATCATTACATCAATGGTTGACACTCCATATCTTATTCATATTGAAGACGATAGAATGCTCGTTGATAAAAGACGCTACATCTCAGATATGGTTGATGTTCTTGACAGCAATGATAATATTGGTCAAATCGCCTTTAATCACAATTATAGTGAGACATTAAATGATAATATTAAAGGAGGTATTTTAAAGAAAACACCAAATAATGTTTTTTATTATGAACACGAATATTGTTTAACTGAAGATGACAAAAACCAATTTATTGAAAAACATGGCTTTGTATCAAATTGCAACTATTATCCTCATTTCACTCTGTCTCCTAGTATGATTAAAACTAAAATATTCAAACAACTTGAATTTATTAAAGAAAGATGGTTCGAATTTAATTTTGGACTAAGATATGTTCAAGCAGGTTATGTGACAACTTTTCTTCCAGGGTATCACATTAAGCATATTGGTAGATTAACAAGTCAAATGAATGATATGAATATATTGAATGCGTATGATTTATTAAATACAGAGCAATTTCGAGAAAAAATTAAATATAAATCTTTCATGATAAATTTAGATAGAAGACCTGATCGACTTGAAAAAATGAATAAACAAATTCAAGATAATTTATTACCAACAGATATCATACGCATTAGTGCAATTGATGGATTGAAATTAAAAATTAATCCTCGTTTACGTTCTTTATGTCGTAAAAATAATTTCCAAATGCGCCCTGGTGTAATTGGATGCGCCTTATCTCATATTCAATTATATCAAAAACTACTTGAAGATACTGAAGTAGACGGATATGTTATTTTTGAAGATGATGTTATTTCGAATAAATCATTTCCAATGCAAATGCGACGAACCTTCACAATTGCAGAAAGTCGACCAATACCTGATGTTTTATTTTTAACAACTACCATTCAAGCAACTCCCGAAGAAAGGAGTACTCTTCTGGCCGAGCACCTTAACATGAAGAGTGTCCAAAAACTAAATGGCCCCTCTGATCAGACTACGCCAACGCTTTTTAAAAAAGAAAGCAGATTTGAAATAGAACAAATAAAAATTATTGGTGGATCAGGTTGTTATTATATTTCGAAAAAAGGTGCCCAGACTGTAATTGATTTTATTGAACAGAATACGCTTGATGAAGCAATTGATGCAATATTATTCAAACAATCACCTTTTATAAATATGTACTTTGTTCTTCCAGTTTTAATTTATTTTGAACCTTTTGTAGACACTGACATTCAAAATGATTTTCATATTAGATCTCATTTACTTGAAGATAATATTGCTGAATCTGAATATTCCCCTTATGTAATGTATGGCAAAAATGGTAAATTGGACTTATTTGAAAACTTAGAATACAGCAAATAACATGTTAACTCTTTGTCAGTTGGGTGCGACGCTTCGATAAAATTTTGCAGGACAACCAGAAATTGTTAGCCGTACTGTCATGAATAAGGCAAAAGTCATTAAAGACTGCGTATTCAAATAAAGACAGTAAAAATACAGTAGCGAAACGTAGGATAAATGCATTTTAAACTTGAGTTAAAAATTTCATTTTTTTGACCACAATATCAAACTTTATAAAATAAAATAAAATGAGTTAACAATGTTTACATAACAACAAAAATATGGAGTTTGAATATATTGTCGACTTTTTTTCATCACTAAATTATGTTAAAAGAAAATATCCTATGATTGTCACTTACGTTAACAAATATCTTAACACACTTGAAGACGAAAATGCTAAATTTAAAGAAATAAATCATTTACGTCAATTCTTGATTATTAATCCTGAAATCAAAAATAAAGTTTTTACACATTCTAATTTCAAAACAGGAAAACAATCTCTTACTCTCATTATGGATAATTTTTTAATAGGTACTCAAGAACAAATTGATTTATTCTGGAAAAAATTAATTCAACTCGAAAATATTCTTTTTCCAAATGGTAAACCTGACCCTCCTGCTGAAACTTCAAATTCCGGCGTTTCTGGAATAAGTGGTGCAATGGCTTTACTGGAATCAAGTCCTGTCTTTTCGGATGTCATAGATCAAGTAAAAACTTCAGTTGCCAATATGGGAGATAATACCGATATTAATGCAATTATGGAAATGCCTGATTTCAAACAAATGGTTGAATCAATTAAATCAGGCCTCACTTCTGGAAAATACAAACTAAAAGATTTAACAACAACCGTAGGCACCATAATCAATAGTGTTCAAGACGACTTAGACGATGATACACGCGAAACATTGAAAGCAGTAACAGACACTATGAATGCAGTAGAGAGGGGAGAGACACCAAATGTGGCTAGAATGATAAATGCTGTTACAAATTTAAAAATTAAAGCGCCAGATTTACTCAAATTAGAAGATCAAAAAGACAATATTTTGAAATTGTGAAGATAGATTATGATTGATTTTTTATTGCAAAACACACAATAAAAAATGGATGCAATGAAATATATTTATTCAAACGCAAGTCGTTTTGCTGAGTTGGGTACTGAGTTGAGTAATATATGGTCTTTTTTTTTTGCGGCTAAATGAGCAACTTTTTGAGACCGATTTTCAGTGATCTCAGGGCGGGGCCCGGATGGAGGTGTTTTTGATTGAGTGAATTCATCAAAACTCTCTTGTCCAAACGTAGAAATATATAATTCTTTTTCATTCTCATCCAATAAACTGGGATGAAGACCATCACGTAACATAAGTCTAATTTGAGTTGCAGCTTCAATATTAATTATGTGAGGATCATCTATATTTGATTTGTCAAATAATGATTGAGCCATTTTTTGATATTTATAATATTTTTCGGGATCGGTGCGCTTAATTGTATCTTCAATTGCAGAATTATTCCATAGCGATTGATCGTTGATTTTGCTCATTTTTAATTATTGTTCCATATGTTCATAAATTAATTTAATTCCTCAGTGTTTTATGACCCCAAAGGGTCCTAAAACTAATTTTCTTAAAGATCCTATTTTAAACATGTTTTTTCATATTTTTAATAATCTTTATACATTTTAAATGACCAGTTAAATAACCACGTGTATTTTTATTTTTAGGTTTTTTTACATTTGTTTTAACTACATTCAAACATTCTTTCAAACATTCTTTATAATCTATTTTACATTTAACATCATTGTCAATTATATATTCAAAACAGTCACTACTACCATACTTACATGCTAATATAGCTAGTGATATAAATAAATTTTTAGACCATTTACACCCATTTTCGCGAGAATACCTTAAACAATCCAAATTATTTCTTTTAACAGCTGCTTTACTTGTGAATTTGTCTAATTTACATCCACGCTCGTGAACAAATTTTAAACAATCCAAACTACCACCATCAGCTACTGCCGTTTCACATAAATAATGTTCGTAGTCATCCCATGCACATCCATTCTCGCGAGCAAATTTTAAGCATTCAAAGCTGCCTTTTCTAACCGCTTCCATACATGTTTCTTCGTCCCATTTACATCCCTTTTTATGAAGATATTTGATACATTTAAAACTACCATTTTCAGCCGCTAATGTACATAAGTGTTTACTATTCCCCCATTCACATCCATTCTCATGAGCAAATTGTAAACAATCTAAATTATCTTTTTCAATAGCTTTTAAACATGTTTCTTTGTCCCATTCACATTTATTCTCGTGAGCAAATTGTAAACAAGCCAAATTACCATTGGCTGCGGCCGCTTTACATGTTTCTTTGTCCCATTTACATCCATTCTCGTGAGCAAATTGTAAACAAGTCAAATTACCATTGGCTGCGGCCGCTTTACATGTTTCTTTGTCCCATTTACATCCATTTTCGTGAGCATAAATTAAACAAGCCAAATTACCATTGGCTGCGGCCGCTGCACATGTTTCTTTGTCCCATTTACATCCATTCTTGTGAGCATAAATTAAACAATCTAAATTACCATTGGCTGCAGCCGCTTTACATGTTTCTTTGTCCCATTCACATTTATTCTCGTGAGCAAATTGTAAACAAGTCAAATTACCATTGGCTGCGGCCGCTTCACATGTTTTTTTGTCCCATTTACATCCATTCTTGTGAGCAAATTGTAAACAGTCTAAATTACCATTGGCTGCGGCCGCTTCACATGTTTTTTTGTTCCATTCATACCCTTTTTTGTTAGCTTGCCGTAAGTAATTCAAGTCGCCGTTTTTCGCCGCTTCCGTACATTTCTTGCCATTCACATACTCATATAATGACTCGCTATCGCTATTGTCATCGCTATCAATATCGATATTGCTATCGCTATCTCTATAGCCGCTATAGCAATTATCGCTATCGCTATTATAGACGCTACTATCGCTGTTATAGTTTTTGTTGTATCTGTTGTAATAATAATCTCTTTCGTCGTCGCTGCTGGTATAATAATCGTCAGAATATACGTTTGTCATATTGCTTGTATATTTTTAGTTAATATTTTTTACAATTAAAAAATCAACTTTTATTTTTTGGCCGACTTCGTGTCTTTCTTACTTGCTTCTTGCTTCTTTATGGCAAAGAAAAAAAATAAAATTAAATTTTGAATAAATATTTGTCACATTGGTTTAATCTGCAATTGCAATTTTTAAATTGTCCATAATATACTCTAGCATTCCACTTTGTGTTTGGAAAACGACACATTGAAAAATTTTTAGTAGCGCATGACAAATCTGGATAACATAGAGGTTTCACCGGAGTAATAGGTAACAATCCCAATTTATAAGAGGTTGGAGCGGTCTTATCATTATTAATCTGTAAAATTGATATCATTTTATAAATCTATTTATTTTTATTTCTATCGTGGCGTCTCGTCACAAAGTATTTTAATTATATTTTTCCACGAATCGTCAAATACAAATTGGGTATTGTATTTAAAATATTTTTTATTTTTACAATGTATTCGTTTATTAATGAATCGTATAATTCTGTTTGCGATTGAGAATGAGTTGTTTATTAGGGCCTTTGATAAATTTGTTAAGGCCGTGTTTGACTGTATAAATTTTTTGTTCATTTATTTCAGACATTTTTATTTTTGGAATTGATTTTCGAGTTAAAAATCAATTTTTTTGATAAAGCAAAAGTCACTAAGTTACTGCGCGTTCTATTCAAGAGAACGTGAATAATTTAATATCGAGCCCGGAAACGCTTCGCGTTTTAATTAAAAGAACAAGATGAACAATTTCTATATTTCAGATACAATAGTAAAGTAATAATTAAAACTACAACACCTGTTCCTATCATTATCCATTTTCTTTTTTTATATTCTTCTCTTGTAGACAGTCCTGCAATTCCAGCTCCTGCTAAGGCGATAGGAACTGCCATACACATTCCACAAAAATCTTCACGAATTTCAACCATTATGTTTTTAAATTAATAAAAAAAATGTGAACTTTTTTTTTGAAGAAAATTAATAAAAATGAACGCATTTGAAAGTGATAATAATTTAATAACCAAATTATACTCTAAACATAATATTGGGGCCTAGATTATTAGTTGGCGCCATAATATAATGAATAGTTCGACCGTAATGAGTTTGAATTTCTTGCATATTTTCAGTTACAAAATGAAATAAAGATTCAATCATTTTGTCATTAGAAGTGTTTTCATTGTCAGATAAAATTATATAATATAAACAATGCAAGCATAATTCTAGAAGAGTTTTGGTTTCTTTATTTCGTCTTTGTGTGTTTATATGTTGTTTAAATTTATTTTTCCATTGAACGAATGTCAATTTTTTTGTTAAAAATTTTATTCTATATTGCTCTCTTATCAAATCATCTCTTTCGTAAATCTCTTCAAACCCTCCAATTGAATGTTGAATTACATCGTGAACAATTTTCAAAAAATTTCCATGTTCTAATTCATCACATTTAATTAAAAAATGTCCTTCACACGGATTATCATTTGGTTGTCTCTCTTCTATATTATTTCGCCGTTTCCATTCAAAAAAATGAGGATTATGTCTCACTGTATTCGTTGTAGCTATTTTTCCTGTTGTCCATGAAAACGTAGTGTGACATTTAACACAAAACATTTGATCACAACCACCATCTTCTTTTTCAATTAATAATTTGCAATTTGGACACGTATGACAAGTTTCAGTTACTTTCTTTAAAGTTTCAACTACTAAAGGATCACATTTGTGTGCAGAGGTCGATGGTGCAAGACATTTATCACATAGCTGTAAATGACATTTGGAGCATTGAAAATTATAAATAAGATTATTACATTTCGGACAAGAATGAATTGTTTGGGGAATTTCATCTTTTCTTTTTTCAATTGTATACCCCATGTCTTCGAGAGTTTCAGAGATGATGTCTTCAGTAAACCCATCGGACGCCATCCAGTGTCTGATCATTGTAATTTCATGAATGATGCGTTGTTCTTCAATAAATTTTTCTGTGTCTGGTAATAGAGTAAATTCTTCATTAAATAGAGCATCGATTTCTTCTTTTATAATTTTTTTATAAATAGTTTTTGGTAGAAAGTCTCGCAGTTCATGCATAATTATAGGTTCGTTACAAAATAAGCATGTTATTTTTGTCAATCCATAAGGTCCGAATGTTGATTTTGTTGTAAAATTGTTTTTAATATTTGTAATAATACATTTTGAGCAACAACTTTCATTGCAGTTATGACATGAATATTTTTTTTTAATTTTTGTTGTGTATTTTTCACAACAAATTGAACAATTCATTTTTTTTAACGAAAGATTTTGTTAACTCATTTATAGTGACATTAATTAGAGAGCCGAGTACAATTTAAGCATTTATAACCCTTTGCGGGTTGTAAATTATTTTTTGAAATTTTTTAATTAACTCTCATAGTACATCTTTGAGCACAGCGAAGCTGCGCCGGGCCGCGTAGCGGCCACATTACAGCTTTGTCAGCTCTTTGTGATAATTGACCATTTTCATATTTAAGTTTGTCAATTGTTTTTTCACGACTTTTAATTTCAT